TGGAAAGAAAAGGATTTATTGGCGGATCAGATATGAACCGCATTATGAATGCAGACTGGCATGAACTTTGGCTAGTCAAAACTGGCAGACAAGAACCAGATGATTTGTCTGACAACTTAGCAGTACAGCTAGGCTCATACACAGAGCAGTTTAATATTGATTGGTTTAAAAAGAATCATCCAATGTTAATCGATGTTGTAAACGAACAACAAGAATTTAAAATGCTATGGCAAGACATACCCCTCAAAGGTACTGTCGATGCCATAGTTAAACCAGACCATGCTATCTTAGAATGCAAGCATACATATGAATACAACACTATGGAAAATTGCTTGCGTCAATACATGCCACAGATGCAGTTCTATATGTGGTTAGCACAATCAAGTTCTTGTTATCTATCAATTATATTTGGCAATAGAAAATGGGAATGCGTTAATGTATCGGCTGATATAGATTATCTAGAAAGAATGAAGGTACACTTATCAGAGTTTTGGAGGTGTGTGTCTGAAGATACAGAACCATTTCAAACACCAGCACCAGTATCAATAGATAAAGTATTAGTTGATAACATGGTCAGGCGAGATGCAACAGGAGACAATCATTTCATATCATTATGTCATGAATACATTAACTCTCAAGACTTAGCTAAGTCATTCGAGAGTGCTAAAAATGATTTAAAAGCAATGGTAGGAGACAATGAAAGAGAAGTATATTGCGACCTACTTTCAATCAAGCGTGATAAGCGTGGCTCATTACGCATAACATCCAAAGTATAGGAGAACCCAATGACTAAAGAAATCAAAACACTAAACCATGCATTACTAGAGTTTCAAAAACTACATGTATCTGCTGTTAAAGATGGCAAGAACCCACACTTTAGATCCAACTACGCAAGCCTCGAGGCTGTAATACAAGCCGCATCAAAGGCACATCAGTTTGGCATTTGCTTTACACAAGAGATAGATTTTGAATCAGAATCATCTATGGTCTTTGTTCGCACTACATTAATACACGCACCATCTGGTGAGACTCGCTCATCACGCACACCAATACGTTCCAAAGACCCTGCTGACCCACAAAAAATGGGAAGCGGTATTACATATGCCAAGCGTTATGGTTTGCAATCAATGTTTGGGCTACCATCAGAAGATGACGATGGTAATGAAGCATCAAGACCATCCCCTAAAATAAAAACTGTAGCTAAAACAATATCTGATAATGATATAGGCGAAGACGGAACTTGGTAATGCTATCTTTACTTAAAGAAATACTTACTGAACTAAAAAGAATTAACCACAACATCGAAAGATTAATCAAGCAAGGAGAATCTGATGAGCGATTATGATAACACAAACAAAGGTGCAGTGTTTGCACCATTTCCAGAACAAAAGTTTATTCTACAAGGCAAAGCTAATGTAGATGGAACAGATGAAAACATTGCACTTATCATGGCAGAAAATAAAGATGGTAAAAAACGTATAGAAATATATCAAAAGGTAGGTGTGTTGTTTGAGAATGACAAGCAAGGTAATGACAAAGCTCCAGATTATTCTGGCCCATTTACAATAGGCAATGTAGAAAAAAGAGTAGCATCTTGGAAAAAAATGAAAGATGACAAACCATATATGTCATTAGAAATAACAGACAAAAGAACTTCACAAGCAATAGCACCTGCTCCTGCTCAATCAGTAGCTGATGAGATAGGTGACATCCCATTCTAATAAAGACTTAGAACGAAGTGGTTCTCTATCTAAGTCTGGAGGGCATGGCTAGGAATAAACTACCATGCCCTTTTTTATTTAAGGAATACAAATGACCAAAGAAGAATTTAAAAAAGAACTTGAACAACTTAATCAAAAAGTTATTAACTTTAAAGACCATGAACATAAACAAGGCAAAGTACCAACTGCATTTGGTAAAATAGAAAGGCAACCAAAAGCTATACCTAGTAAAAAGCTAGAACACAAAAGGAGATTAAGACATGACAGCCTTACAAGACGATGATGCGAGAGCATGGAAAGATTTCTTAAGATACAAAGAAGATAAGTATGATTTACAATATAGAAAAAGAAAAGAAAGAGAACAAAGATATTACAAAAAATATAATAGACGCAGATACTGGCTTAATAAATATAAAGAATCACAAGGATGCCATGTCTGTAGCTTCAAAAATAATGCTTACGCTTTATCCTTTGAAGATTTAGATAGAAAAACTCAGAGCAATTATATTAAATGGGCTCCAAAAAAACTAATTGAATACATCAGAACTAAAAAAATTATTTGCCAGAACTGTACTAATATAAAATTTAAAGAAAAGTTTTATTCAACTAACCCAGAACGATAGCCATGTTTCTTGTCTAAAGTTAATATTTCTTTTCTATTGTTGCCATCAATGTAACTACAATGTATCCAACCAGTATTACCACCAGAATAATATTCTAAAATCAACTGGTCAAACATAAGATTATAAACAATCCATTGAGCCACTTCCATATTAGATACATTCGGTACTTCAAAGTCAGCCGCTTGACCTTTAGCATGCTGACTTTTCTCAGAGCTACCTATAGCTAAACAAAGCTCAACACTACGATACCCACTGCTGGGCGTATAAGGTATCAAGAAATGATTTCTAACAGGTTGCAGTATATTAACAGCTAAATCTCTTAAACACGCTATAGCGTCTGCGTCTGGGTTATTATCAATACCCTTTCTATCTGCTGTTTGACTCTTGCATAACTCGGTTAAAGAAAAATTATCTGATAGTTTCATTTAGATACTCCCTTATACTTTTCAAAACTTCTTAAACCACCAAGACCCAACATGCCAAGTAATACTGTAGTTAATGTTTCCATATCAAAACTAGGTAACTCAGGAATCTCGATACCAGCAATCGCTGTTGCAAAAAGAATAATGGGAGCAAGTACAAAGTGGTACGCAAGCGCCAAGCCACAGACCCATCCGACAAAGGGGCGCCATCCAGCAACAAAGATGGAACGGTGTTGTGCTTCTGCTTTGTTGACTTCGACTTGGGCGATTGCCGCTTCGTGTGCTTGCTTTTCTGCAAGGGTGGCAATTTCATGTGCGAGTGCGTTCTTCTGGTCTTTGTCTTCAACGAACTTATCCAATAATCCTGTTACTGGCCCTATTAATGCTTGTATCATTTTCTATTCCTCTGGAAAACATTTCACAGTCATCTTATAATATTGATTATTATTAAACTGTTCCCACATTTCACTTCTTAATAACCACTGACATTGTTGTTCTAACATTGGCTGTTTTAAAACTAACTGACCTATTGGTTGCCAATCTATTTCGTTGCTCCCCCACATAGTAATAACTAATACCCAAGCTACTTCTAAAGCATGGTGTATTTCTATCACTTCTCACTTCCTAACCAAACTGCAAATGCACCTGTCATTGCACCACTAACTACAGATATCATTGCACTTTGTTGTGTTGTTAAATCATCTAAAGACATTCCCCACTCAATAACTTTAATATACATTATAGTCATTACAAGCATCATAAGACGTGGCATAATTTTCCACTCTAGAATTTTAACATTCATAATCAACTCCTGTTATTCAATAGATAAAGTATCAAGATAAAAAAACCTACAATTGTTATTCCTAAAAATACTACAGCTATTACTTCCATAAAGTGTCTACGAGCTTCACGTTGAGCATACATTGTTTCCTGTCTTTGCTTTCTTATATCACGTTCCATTTTTATAAGTTCTTGCCAAGCAGAAGGGCCACACATACTGCTTATAATTTTACGCAATTCATCTCTTTGATTCTCTAGCTGTTTCTTTTGAGTAAATAACTGTATAGCCTCTTGCTCTACAGATGCACCATTGAATAACTTCTTAAATATAGGTGGGTTCTTTGCTTCATGATGCGCTCTATCCACATCAGATACAGCACTCATCCATCTAGATAAGTCTTTGCCCATAGACTCTATATCTCTGCCTATGGACACACCTTTCTTTAATGCATTAAAAGCTGTACCAGCGATTGCCATTGCGCTGATAGGATCTACCATCTACTTACTCAATACTTTATCTATCTTGTCTTCTAGTCGATGCAAAGCATCCATAACTTCACGCATACCATCTTTGAGTTCTACTCTAGTCGCATAGTCTTCTCTGGTTTTATTAAGCAATATTTGCAAACGCTTTACCTCTGCAAACATCTGACGAAATGCCCAGAACACAGGCGCAATCACCA